AATTTTTTTAAAGTTTTTGACAATTGGGGTTATTTTTCCTATATTTTGTTAAACAAATAAACATTGACAATATGAAACTTAATGAAAAAAGGAAAAAGTGTAAAGATAAATTTATATACACCAATTAAAACTGTATATGGAACGGTAGATTCAAAAAATTTAAAATCATTATATATAAACATTCAATCATGGGTTACTCCCAAATTTGAGCACAACAATTGGAATAGAGTTGTTTGTAATCTAAGTCGAGATATTAAACATTCGGTATTTAATTCCATAAATCATAAACTTTTTAAAGAACAAAGTATTGTTGATTTAGACTTAAGAACAAGTGGTATTTTACACGGTAAAAAATCTTTTTTAAATTTAGAAGTTAATTTATATACCAATAATGAAATGGATTTTAAATGTTCTGAAATTAAAGAATCGGTTAAAACAATTATTAAAAATATTGTTAAAGAAAATGTAATTCAAAATAAATATTTTGAATTTTCACCATCAAAAAACGAATAACATTAAAAAGATACTTGTATGATATATTTATCATAAAAAGAATTAATGAAACAATTAAGAATTTTAGAAGCAAGTGAAGTAGGCCATGGAATATTGGTTGAAACAGACGCGGGTTGGATATCACCAAAAGATATTAGAAATGCCAAAATCTTAAAAGAAGCATCTGAAATGGATTATAGAAATCCATTTGAATTTTATGCGGTATTACAGAAGTATGATACTCCAAATAGAAACGGAAGATTTTATCCTGAAAAAATATTAAAAAGAGAAGCTGAAAATTATAAAAAGGCGATTGAGAAAGGTCTATCTACCTCAGAACTTAACCATCCCGAATCTTCTTTAATTGACTTGGATAGAGTGTCCCATATTATCACAGAAGTATGGTGGGATAAAAACATCTTAATGGGTAAACTTAAATTGTTAACATCGCCAGGATTTCATGAACGAGGCATTGTTTCAACTAAAGGAGACCAAGCAGCTAATTTGATGAGACAAGGTGTTACAATGGGAGTTTCTTCAAGAGGGGTTGGTTCTTTAAAAAAAGTTGGAGAAAGAAATGAAGTTCAAGATGATTTTGAGTTAATTTGTTTTGACTTGGTATCATCTCCGTCAACACCAGGAGCGTATTTATTTACTAATCCAAACGATAGAAATAAATATGAAGAGAATTTAGAAGAAGAAAAAAAATATAAATCGGTTGAAAATTCAGAATTTCAAACTAAAGGAGTTGACTTAATGAGAAAATTAACCGATTATTTGGGAAAATAATAAATTATGGACGAAAAATATTTTGTAGCAAAAATTCAGTACGATTTACTTGATGATAATACTGGAAAAATTAAAAAAATTAGAGAAGAGAAACTTGTTAAAGGATTCTCAGTAACCGATGTGGAAGCTAAAGTCACAGAAAAGTATCAAGGATTTACAAATGATTGGAGAATTACTTCAGTATCGGAAAGTAAAATTGATGAGGTAATTGAATAATATCTCAATAAAAATTTAACAAAAAAAAGTGGTTTATTGACCGCTTTTTTTTATGCTTTAAAAATCTTATATAAAATAAAAAAAAATGTAATACCATAAAATTGAATTTTTTATGATTTGACACTATTTATATTGTAAAAATAACAGATTTAAATGAAAGAAAACAAATCTTTAGTTCAAGAGGCTCTTATTCAAATGAAACAAGTTGAAGAAGCTATAGCCGAAAATGCAAAAGGAATACTTGCTTCAACTATGAAGAAAGAAATCAACCAATTAGTAAAAGAATCTCTTTCTGAACAAGAAGAAGAAGATGAGATTGATTTAGATACTGACGCGAATGCTGATGTTGATAATGATGATATTGATATGGACTCTGATGTAGAAGACATTGACTCTGATGAAGAGGATATGGATTATGACGAAGAAGATATGTACTCTGATGAAGAGGATATGGACATGGATATGGATTCAGATGAAAGTCCAATAGATTTAACTGACGCTTCTGACGAAGAAATTTTAAAAGTATTCAAAGCTATGGGTGAAGATGACGGTATTATCGTAAAAAAAGATGGTGAGAACGTTTATTTATCCGATGATGATGCTAATGTAGAATATCTTGTGAAACTTGGTGAATCTTATAAAGACAAAAAAAACAATTATAGTATGCGGGATGAACAAGACGAATCAGTAGATGATGTTATTAATGCTATTTTCTCTGACTCTGGTGATGTAAGTGATGTTGATAGTGATGATTTAGACGGAGAAGAAACTCTTTATGAAATTGAGATGGGTGAACCAGAAAAAGTTGAAACTATTTATGAACTTGAATTGGATGACGACAACTTAATACCAATCGACGAACAAGATGACGAAGACGGATTCAACGAATTTAACATGGACGAACAAGATGACGAAGACGGATTCAACGAATTTAACATGGACGAACAAGATGACGAAGACGAAGACGGATTCAACGAATTTAACATGGACGAACAAGATGACGAAGACGGATTCAACGAATTTAACATGGACGAACAAGATGACGAAGACGGAGACAACGGATACTACAATGAAACTTATAAACCTAAAGGTGTTGGAATAGGATTAGGTCCTAAATTTTCTTATAAAAATAAGACTAATGGCGGATTTAATGAAAAAAGAAAACAAGGTCCTAAATCAGTTGGTACTGGTAAACCTAAGTTTGAATACAAGAAAGGTGAAAATATGGGTGCTAAATCCAAAATTGTTAAAGCAGAAACTAAAGAAGGTCAAGGATACAAAGACAAAGAAGATGAAAGATTGTCAATGAAGCATGGTAAAATTGCATCAAAAGACATTAAGACTACTAAAGGTCGTAGAGATGACGCAGATTTTGAAAAATCTGAAACTAAAGAAGCAGCTAGAACATATGGAATGGGTTCCAAAGAAGGTAGAGGATTGAGAAAAGGTATCACTAACAATAGAAATTATGTTTATAGTAATGGTGGTGTTAAAACAGAATCTACTCAAGAAGAAGTTAGAATGTTAAGAGGAAAAAATGAGGAGTATAGAAAAGCATTAAATGTTTTTAGAGAAAAACTTAACGAAGTTGCAATCTTTAATTCAAATTTGGCTTATGCTACAAGATTGTTTACAGAACATTCAACAACTAAAAAAGAAAAAATAAACATCCTTAGAAGATTTGACGATGTTGAAACCTTAAAAGAATCTAAAAATCTTTATAGGTCTCTTAAAGACGAATTAACTTCGACGGATACAAAATCAATTAATGAATCGGTAACAACAAAATTAAACAAATCAGTTTCTACAGGTTCATCAACAACCCTAATTGAATCAAAAACTTATGAAAATCCTCAATTCTTAAGAATGAAGGACTTAATGGGTAAATTAGGTTAAACAATAAAAATAAACTAAAAAAAAATACTAAAAAAATGGGAGCATTATTAGAATCAGGTCTTGTAGGTAACATTGGGTTAAAACACCTTAAAGTTATCAAAGAAGACACAATCAACAAATGGGACAAATTAGGATTCTTAGAGGGTCTTAAAGGTCACATGAGAGAAAACGTAGCACAATTATACGAAAACCAAGCATCATTCTTAATCAATGAAGCATCATCTACATCTGATACAGGTGCATTTGAAACAGTGGTTTTCCCAATTGTTAGACGTGTATTCTCTAAATTATTAGCGAATGACATCGTTTCAGTACAAGCAATGAACTTACCAATCGGTAAATTATTCTACTTTGTACCTAACATTCAGGCTTACCAACCAGGTACTTCTGAGCACTACGCACCTTATGGTTCACCAAACGAAGCTGTGGGTCAAACACCAAACAGCGGTTATGACTATAACAATACTAAAGACCTTTACGATAGATTCTACGAAGGTAACGAACCAGCGTTAGACCCTCCAGGGTTATTTGACTATTCTAAAGGACAATTTTCCGCAATCACTGCTGATGTTGCTACTGTTGCTTGGTTAGCTGACGCATTAGTTGCTTCAGCTTATACTTCATCTGATTACAGAAAAGTATTGGTAGTTTTGTCAGGTTTTGCATCTGATGGAGCTGGTAAATTAATTGGACCTGATGGTCAACCAATGGATAACGAATCTTTCTTATCTGATTTGACTGTCTATGGTGCTGCTGGAAACACAACAACTTCGGCTAACACATCTAATCCTTACTTATTCAGAGTAGTAACTCAAAGATATGGTAAAGGTATTGTTCAATACGGTAACAACAACGATACATTAACTTTCCCTGGTAGTAAAACAGGTGGTGGTCAATATGACAATCTGTGTGATACTGAAGGTAAAATCTATTTAGAAATTGATTTACAGGTACCAGTATGTATTACTTGTGGTGGTTCTATGGACGGTTACACAGGTTCAACATTCTCTTCTAGTACAGCTGTTAACAATGCGTTTACATCTACTTATAGAATATATAAGAATTTAGAATTTGAAGATAAAATTGGTGAGGTATCTTTTGACCTTATGTCAGTTACAGTTTCTGTAACAGAAAGAAAATTAAGAGCTCAATGGTCTCCAGAAATGGCACAAGACGTTGCTGCGTTCCACAACATTGATGCTGAGGCTGAATTAACGGCTTTATTATCTGAACAAGTTGCGGCTGAAATCGACCGTGAAATCTTAAGAGATTTACGTAAAGGTGCGGCTTGGAACTTACGTTGGGATTACAATGGTTGGAAACGTCTAGGTTCAAGTGCAGTTCCTTACACTCAAAAAGACTGGAATCAAACATTGATTACAGCTATCAACCAAATTTCGGCTCAAATCCACAAATCTACCTTAAGAGGTGGAGCTAACTGGATTGTTGTTTCTTCTGAAATCAGTGCTATATTTGATGACTTGGAATACTTCCACGTATCAAACGCGGCTCCTGAGCAAGACCAATACAACATGGGTATTGAAAGAGTTGGTACATTAGCGGGTCGTTACCAAGTTTACCGTGACCCTTACTTCCCAGCTAACCAAGTGTTAATGGGACACAAAGGAACATCATTGTTAGACACAGGTTATATTTACGCACCGTATGTACCTCTACAATTAACACCTACAATGTATAATCCGTTCAACTTTACTCCGATTAAAGGAATAATGACAAGATACGCGAAGAAAATTGTAAATAATCGTTTTTACGGAAGAATTACCGTAGATGGCGTTCGTACATTTGATTTAAGAGAATTGAGATAATCAAAATCTTAAAGAATAATTAAAGGGACAAGTAATTGTCCCTTTTTTTTTTATTTAAATATTCTAAGTGATTTTGACACAATTTCAGATTCGGTTAATGAATATATACCATGTTTATACGCCATTTGAATAGATTTAATTAACATAAACTTTGCTTGTTCTTCTGTTAAATTATCAATTAAATGTTCAATATCTTCAGGTTTGTATATTGCAACATCATCAAATAAGAAGATATAAGGTTGTTTTTCTGCCTCCATAATATATTTATTGTAAGTATATGAAAATAAATCGAATTAGTGAAGCCACAGGTTCAGGAAACGTCGGAACTTTTAAAGTACCAATTGTTCTTGCCCCACAAGATTGGAAGGATAAACAATTGGCTCCATTTAATACCCCTGTTTATCATTATACTAATGCGGAGTTGGCGTATGAAGAATCTGACGGTGATTTTAAAGAAACTCCCGAACAAAGAAAAAAAATTGAAGATAAAACAGAATTACTTTCCAGAATCGATACATACTTAAAAAATTTTTACACAGGACAAAATGATGATGATGGTGGTAACATTGGCGATGTTAAAAATCCTGAAAAAATTATACAAAGGGCTATTGGCACACTTAAAGAAGATTTGGCAGTTTGGTTTGGAACAAAGAAAAAACCAAAAGGTAGTAATCAACCAAAAGGTCCTTGGGTTAACATTTGTAGTAAAGTTGACGGTAAACATCCTCCATGTGGACGACAAGATACGTCTAAAGGGTCTTACCCTAAATGTCGAGCGGCCGGAGTCGCAGGTAAAATGAGTGATTCACAAAAACGAAGTGCATGTCAACAAAAAAGAACCGCTGAGAAAAAAGACACTCAAACAGGTAAAGGTCAAAAACCTGTAATGACATCATATAAACCAAAAAATGAA